AAACGACTTTTGCAACACAATCTGCCAAAACGAGACATCGTGTTTGCCCCCGCGGCTCGAATTTCGAGCCATGGATTCATCGCTTCATCCGGGTAATATCGATTACAATTGTCGCTATCTGAGCACCGAGTATTCACAAAGACCCTGAATACGTGGATCGAGCCAGCAATCTCAGCCCCGGCGCGCGTTGCCATACGGCAGCGTGAGAGGACTGCGTGTAGCAACGCAGCGGTGGCAAAGGTATCGGATCATGCAGCTCGATCTACCGACGCTGATGGTCATGCAGAGCTTCGCTTTAGCATGTGCCGGCGCGGTTCTGCTTTTTGCCTGGTTGCAAAACCGAATTGTATCCGCCTTGGCGCTTTGGGGGTTCGCCAACGTCATCGCCGCCGCAGGCATCCTTTCTCTGATGTTAGGGTTCACTTTGCATCAGCAAGCCTGGTTGGCTCTCGGTGGCATACTGCTGCCACTCCAATCCGGCCTGATATGGAAGGCCGCGCGGATTATCGACTCGAAGGCTGCACCGCTCGTCTTTGTGGTTCTCGGAGCGGTAGTTGTGGGTCTCGCGGGTGTTGTTCCCGGCCTCAGAAGCATCGCCGGGTCGCTGTCCCTCACTGCCGGCGCTGTATATTCCGTCGGGACCGCGACAACCTTATGGCCCGGCAAGGAGCGACTGGCCGCACGTTGGCCGCTTATCGGCTTATCGGGGTTGCACGCTGCGGCTTTGTTGATCGGCACGTATAGCACCGTCAGTGGGTCAACCGGCCAAGATGTTGTACCGTCGATCACAAGCTTGTTTGGCTTCATTTATTTTGAAAGCATCATCTTTGCGGTCGGCACCTCCGTGTTCATTCTCGCATTGGTCAAGGAGCGCAATGAAGCCGCCGGCATGACGGCTGGACGCACCGACGCGCTTACAGGCATTGCCAACCGCGCCTCTTTCCTGGAGAGCGCCGGGCGGGTTTTGGAGCGCTGCCGGCGCGACACCGCGCCGGTTTCGGTGATGATGTTCGACCTCGATCGGTTCAAGGCTGTCAACGATCGACACGGCCATGCGGCTGGTGACGCTGTCATCCGAAAGTTCTGTGAGATCATTACAGCCGCGCTTCGGCCGAACGACGTGTTCGGTCGAATGGGCGGCGAGGAATTCGCCGTGGTGTTGCCGGGATCGAGTATCGAATCTGCCTACGTCCGCGCCGAGCGGATGCGCGCCTCATTCGCGGCAAGCTGCCGCTTCGCAGGAAATCGTCAGGTCGATGCGACGGTGAGCTGCGGTCTATCAGTGAGTCTGTATGCGGAGCAGACACTTAGCGCGCTGCTCGAAGACGCTGATACCGCGCTCTATTGCGCCAAATCCGAGGGGCGCAACCGTGTCAAGCGCGCCGACCAATCCAAGCCTGACGGGGGCTTGTCGACCGTGATCCGCGTGGCTTGAGCTTTCGGCACAGTCTGGGCAAGCGGGTGGCGGGTCGGAGCAGTGCGCTGGGAGTCCGTTCCGGGTCAATCGCTTCTCTAATCGGCCATTCAGGGTCAAGCGCTTTCAGACCAACCACCACCACAGCAGTGTCGATGTCGCTCACGGGCTCTGGGCGAACTCACCTCATCCATCGTCCCGCGAGGGACATCATTCCACCGCAGGGTGGAGCTCAGTTTCCTCCTATCGGATGTGATCCTGCAGGGTTTTCACGCTGCTACGGCCTGTTCCCTGGTCCATCGGAACTCGGTGCCGTCAACCCAAATGCGGTGCAGGATCACGGCCAAGCGGCGTGCCAGAGCCACGATCGCCTTTTTCATGCCGCGGCGCCTGGCGATCTGCATCGCCCAGGCCTTGAGCCACGACCACTTGTTGGTGCGGGTCAGCATGACCTGGGCCGCTTCGTAGAGCATGACCCGCATCATCTCATCTCCGCAGCGTGATATTCTGCCGCTCCAATCGATCTCGCCGGATTGATACTTGGAACACGTCAGTCCAAATACCGCGCCGACAAGGGCCGTCCAAGGCGCTTATCGCAGAGCTGGGTGACGCCAAGTCGGGCCCGCGGTTTGCAAAAGCGGACATTCGAGACATCAACGCTTTGAGAACAGCAAAACGGGCCTCTACGTGAGCACGTCTTACCACTTGGCTACGCCCCAAACGTAGAACTGCCGAGCATTGGTGAGCCGTCGGGCGCGTGCAACATAACTGCGTCGCCCTAGTCGCGCAACGCGCCTTGAGAAATCCCGCTAGGCTCCGTCGGATCTAAGTTGCCCAGATTCCTCGGGTGTTCCGGCAGAGGATAGGATTTCAGCCATAGCCCTCGAGCCGCCGCGATCGGATCTAATCCGAGTCTTGTCCACCAAGCAGCCTCATCGCCGCGGCGATGGAGCTCGCGATGATGCCCGCGGCAAAGCGGAACAGTGAACTCGTCGCTGACCTTGCGACCGAGCGCTCGTTTTTGTGCGAAGCGCAGATGATGAGCATCTGATGGTGTTCTGCCGCACACCATACAGCCGAGGCGCATGACCGACCGGACGTGCTCCCGATCGCGAATGCGACGAGTTTCCGGTAAGCTAAGTACACTTTTGTCGATGCCGCTGCGGTGCCGAGGACTAGTCGGCGGCTCCGCCCCGATGGGTCGTGCGCCCTCGTGTGAAGAAAGGTCTTCAACAGGAGCTGTCAGAACCATCAACTTGGCCCGAAACTTCTCCTCCACCATTTGCGCATCGGCCGTCGCCAAGGCATTCTTCTGCCTCATAGTACGGTGCGCCCAAATCGCTGCACCATCGCTTGAAGCGAGATCGTTGATGTCGGCGAGAAGTTGCCGGCGCAGTGACGCTGATAGATCGGCCGCTAACGCGGGCTTAGCTGTACGAGTTTCCTGACCCTTACGCGGCGTAATAGCTGGCGCGGCGGCGGCTGGCGGCCCGCTCCCGTTGGTCTTGTGGCCGGAAGTCTTTGGCTTTGCTGGCTCCGGTCTCTGACTAAGCGGCGCTGCGACGTCCGGAGCATCAAGATCATCTTCGCCGGCAATGCCTACCAACGTGAACAGCGCGTAGCGGCGGGCATAGGTCAGGGCCGCACCCATCCGATGTGGCGTGTCTGTCTCGATGACCGAGCAGACCGGCCAGTCGGAGGCGATCCATTCGCCCGAAGCATGGGCGAGAAGCGTCGTCAGATTGATCATGCCTGTGGTCTGATCCATCCCCGTGGTCTGAACCGTGGCGATCTCATGCTGGCCGAGCGTCTTTCGCACAATGTCGAGGCCGCTGGAGAGCGAAGCATAGTTGAAGGTCTGCTCCTTGCCACCGGGACCAGCCGACTTAATCGTGGCGGTGAGGCTCTTATCCGGGTTGACGAGCTCGATCTGTGCCTTGGCCAAAGCTGCTGCCAAATTGCTGATGGATTGGCTAGACCGATGCATGATCGGTCTCCGTAGCGATAACATCAAAGCTGATGGCGCCGGACTTTGACCGTTTGGCGCGGATGCCATGGCCAACGGCCTGTTGGGCGTCCGCAGGCATAAGACCTTTGAGATCGATCTTCGCCTGCTCGTGCTCAAGGTGGGCCGCTTGGGTCCGCGAAAATACCGCTGCGAATTCTGCCCAGGCGTTGGACGAGGTCATGTCGACAATCCGTACCGCTTCGATCCGCGGTTTTGGCGGCTCGACACCGAATAACGTCGGGGTCTCACCATTTTCGACACAGCGCCAGAACTTACGTTCGGCCGTGACGATCAAGTGCTGAAAGAGCGGATCGGCATGGACCTTGATCTCGACCCACTTACCCCCGCCGGTAATCACCGACAGGACCGCATTGCGGGCCGCCACCACAAACATGTTGTGCTGCAGTTGGGGGGCATGCTTTTCCACCGCTGACTCTTCGGTGAACTGCCACGGCAACATGAATTTGGCTTCGAACACGTCGCAACCGTCGACCCGACCATCGAGCGTAGCCGCCATCCACCGCAATGTCGGATGGCGCCGCCACATTTGCACGTCGGAGACAATCTTGCCGGTTTGCGCCTGGAACCAACGCCTATTCAGATTCTCGGTGGCCAAGCCTAGTTGGACCGCCAGATTCCCCGACAGATCCTCCGGCTCGACCTCGCCGCGTTTCTCCTGCCAGAGCCGAACCAACGCGTTCTCATCGTCGCTCATGATGACCCGCGCGTCGGAACCGCCGACGAAGCCTCGGCGGTTTATCGAGTTCCTTTGTGTAGCCTTTGCGTCCACTGATCGCCTCCGTTTCGACAGCCAGTGCTTCATGGTACACGTGCATCTACGATCACGGAGAGGCAGATGTCTGCCGTACCTTGCGAAGCCATTGATAGAAAAAATACTAATTAGGCAAGAGCGGGATGTCAATAGAAATTCTATTAATTCCGGGTGGGGTGCTTTGATCACCATCAAGCAAGTGAAGGCAGCGCGCGCCTTGCTCGGGTGGGCTCAGGCTGATTTAGCTCGCCGATCAGGAATCTCAGAACCCACAATCGCGCGGCTAGAATCATCGCAAGGCGAACTGGGCGGCAGAGAGAATACTGCTGCACGGATTCGAAAGGCGCTTGAGGTCGGAGGAATAGACTTCATCGACGAGAACGGGGGCGGACCGGGCGTCCGGTTGCGAAAGAAGCTCGCAAAAAAGGGGTGAAATCACCCAGCGCTCGGGTGCCAGCGGAGGATCCGAATAGCTGTGACTCAAGAGCCAGCGGCGGAAGGTCACATCCGACTGCAGAAAGCGCATCCATCCCGACGGCGTAATCAACGTCAGGCGCAAATAGACTGGCACGCGCCTTTCCTGGCCACCTCGAAGAAGGGTCGCATACGCGACAGGCCCCCAATCGCGCCGTCGTTCTGCCTCCGTGAAAGTTTCTCCTCTGGTGTCGTTCACCCACTTCGAGCAACCGCACGGGGCGCGGCTATCAACGTGGCCACAGACCTCTGCCAGCCGCGAGATTAGCGAGAAGATTTCCGTAGTTGTCCAGCGCTTTATCGGTCCGTAAAAATGGCACGTGTTTATGCCCTAACGCTTGCGTTAGAGCGTCGACGAGATCATTGCGCCGTCCACCTGGAAAATTGAACAGTTCGGTCTCAAACTCGACTCGCCCAGGCGCGGTTTTTAGTAAGGACACTTGCCGATTTGTGAACTTTGATATGTGCCGTAGAAGGCGGCTCTTTTTATCGCCTTCGGGCTTAACAGCAATGACCGGCAGCTTCCTTTTGTTCAAAGTGCTGATCAATGCCGTACCAAAACCGGTATCTTCAACCAAAATTGCGTCCGGCTTTTGCTCAGCTGCGCGCGAAAGTACCTGCTGCTCCAACTCGTGATACTCCCATTGGCCGACCAATGCGCGCGCAATAAAAAAAGAATTGCCCTGGACAAGAATGTCCAAACATGCCGACCGCGCATTCGTCTCACCCGGTTTTTGCGCGGTGTCCCAGCTTTGCAGGTATAACGATGACGAAGTTCGCCTTGGCAGTTCGTCGCAATATTGAACCTGATTCCGTTTGATCAGAAAGCCGCCGGACGGAATCGGACTTTGCTGATATTGTGCGGCGTAAGTTTCAGGATCTTCAGAACGAAAGGCCTCGAGAAACTCTCGTGATTGTTGTTCAGGGTGGAGGAGATCGCCGACTTTGCGCAAATGCCAACGGCCCGGTCCAATCGGAATCCTGTCCGGCTCCTCGGCAATGGCCGGCAACACGAGCAGATACCATTCTTCCGGCGACTGCAACAACCTCCCTATGAGATCGTCCATGTGTAAGCGCTGGCCCACGATGATAATCGCTCCGGTATGGTGATTATTGGTGCGTGAGGCAATTGTGCGGTAATAATCGCTGTTGCTCGACGTTCTCCTCGACTCCGAAAGCATATCCACCGGCCGTTGAAAATCATCGAGAATCAAGATGCCCCCGCCGAAGCCGGTTATGCCAGCGTCGGCCGATTTCGCGTACCGGTATCCGCCATAGGTCGTATGAAATTCGCTCTCGGTGTTTTTTAGCAACTGCGTTCGTGGGAAAAACTCACGGTACGGTGGACTCTCAATCCAAGCACGGCACTCGTTGCTGAACTTGATCTGCAAATCGGCGCTGTGACTGATCCCAATTATTCGCGCGGTCGGGTCGCAACCCAACGCGTAGGCCGGAAATGCGACAGAAGTCATGAACGATTTGAGCGTCCGCGGCGGGGCGGCGATAATCAGTCGCTTAATTATGCCTTTCTGTACCAGATCTAGACAATAGGCGATGGCTTCGTGATGCCAGTTCAAATTGAGTGGCGACCCAGGCTCCAAAAAATGGAAGCACTGATTAAAGAAACTGAGAAAATCGTTTCGGCAAGCTGCCGCCACGATTCGTGATTTCGGAATGTGCCTGTTACTCATCGAATGTCTCCCTTTGCTGGATGGTTTGCCGATCGTTTGAATTTCCAGACGGCGGAGCGAGCAGCTTTGCCTCTCTGTTCGCTGAGGTTAGAAGGTGTTCACCTTCGGCCGAATTTAGGTCGAGCGGATACTGACCGCCGTGGCGCCTAACGAAGTCTGCAAGCAGAGCTTCGTCCTCGGCCGATACAGCCTCGGCTAGCGCGTTTTCGATAGTCTTGCTCGGTGCGAGATCGATGCCGTACTCCTCGGCCAGAGCCAGCAAATCACGCCGGGCGCGAGGGTCACCTTCGACGAATTGCCGAACGAGCTCGCTGATTCCGGCTTCACCCTGCGTGACGATACGTTCTGTATTGCCGCACGGAACTTTGATCGACTTGTTCAATTCGCGTTCAAGCGATGCCCGTAAATCCGGTACGCGGGAGCGGCTCTGCTTGCGATTTATTCCCGCGGGATTACCGGAGCGACCGCGCTGGAATTGGTATTGCTTCGGCGGCCGGCCATAGCCAATTTTGTAGCTGCCGGATTTTGACCGTCGTGATCGCCTGTGCATTACACTTCCTCCTTTGACATTTGCGGATCAACCAAGAACTTTAATTGCATACGGCTTAGGTGCTCCCGTTTATTGACTGTTAGAGCGTTGGACGGCCGCGCTTTACAGGTCGAGTTTTCGCTAGATTTTGCGCTAGCCGATGCATGAGACTGGTAAACTCAAAAAAGGTGGCGCCGAG